CTGTCCACGGGCTGATCAGGGTCTCACGTTTGAAGGGGGCGTGCGGTCCGATCTTGTTCTCAGCCAAGAGCTTCACAGCACGGTCCGATGCTTCCTTGCGGAGGACAGGTGCTAGGGGTGACTCGGACCAAAAGCGGTGGATAGACTCAGATGTTCTTTTTGCTCTGTCAGAAGTTGCATATGATTTTTTATTAGCCAATGACTGCATCTTTCTGTATTCGTCAGTCTTCCTCATTTTTCTGAGCTTTTCTCCATGAATCTTCCATCGCTTCTTTGCTCCCTTAGAATAATTCTCTAATTGTGATGCTGTTCTTTTAAGACCATAATTGGGAGATTTGTCTCCTGTTCTTCCTGACATACCGTTGTTGGTTCCACTGGACGCACAGGACTTAGAACAGAATCGAGGAAAGCCACCTTTCTTGTATGCGAGTTTCTCACCACAGCAACACTTGGGCCACTCACCTCCATGCTCGTGTTTGACGATGTAATCAGGATAAGATATTCCGTGCGTTCTTAGGTGATATCCAAGCGCGTTCTGAGCTGCGCACTCGGTTCCACATTCTTTGCAAGTGATCATGGTTATAAGTATACATGGTCAACTGAGAATTGTAAAATCTTGGAATGCAAATACAAGAAAGGCCACCTTTCGGCGGCCTTTCCCATCAGACATGGTCTGTTGTGATTATCATATCACGTTCATGTCCAAACATGTGACCGTGCCGAAGAAGTCAGACCGCACCATTTTCTTGCCGTATCGAGTCATCACTCCCTTTCTCGGAGTGAAATCTTCTGGCGCGAAGATGGTTGGTGTCACGATGAGTGGCACGTACGGAGCGTAGACGTAGCCGGTCTCGAGGTAGCTGCCGCCCTTGTAGCCGACGAGGATCTTGTTTCTCACGAAGTAAGGATCCTTGTAGACTGTGAAGCGGTTGCTCACGGTGCCGATCGCCTCAGCGCCGATGGAGAACGGTGAGCCGACCTGACCCTCGGCATCGATCGAAAGCTTGGGCTTGTAGAGGACCGAGCTCTCGAGGATGGTGGCGACGTCCGGTCCGCAGACGAGGAAGTTTGCGCTTCCGCGGAGTGTCTTGCGGTGGATGGTGTTGGCCACGTCGATGATGGTCTCAACGAGGGTCTCGTACCACTCGCGAACTGTGCCTGTGAAGGCCGGTCCGATTTGGTTGAGGTCGCTGAGGCTCTGACGAACTCCTGTCGACTTGTTGACGAAGCGTCCGGGCGAGCGGCTCCAGTAGTAGTTGGCGCCGTTGGCTGCAGACACGAGGTCGTTGAGGATCTCGCGGTCGATCTCGAGAGCAATCTGCTCAGAGAGAATCGAGGTGAGCTCAACCTCTGCGTCCATCGAGTGATAGGCGTTGAGGTCTTGCGCGAGCTCCGGCGACCAGCGAGCACGTAGCTTGCGGGTCTCTGCTGTGACTGCGATCGACTCGATGCGGATGTCGATCTCTGGGATTGCCGGAGTAGGAGTCGTTCCGAAGTCAGACTCGAAGGAGGGCACTGTGACAGTTGAACCCACAGAGGAGTCAACTGAGAGGCTAGTAGACACTGCAAAAGTGAACTTGCCTGTGGCTGTGCCAGCGGCTTGCGCTGCATTATCAGCTGCGACGAGCATGAGGACGTGTGAGCCGTTGAGCGCGTCGCCTGTGAACACCTTGGTAGAATTGTTCCAGTTGCCACGCTTGTTCAGTCTGCGGAGGTTCTTGAGGCCGCTGCCCGCCTGGTATGCCTCGCCCCAAGCCTTGCTGTTAGTCACACCGCTGTGGAGTGCAACTTGCTCGACTGCGAGTCTATCGACTGATGAGCCAAGGTCAGAGAAGGGCACGACGAAGTAGATTGCGTCGAGCGAGCCGTCAGCGAGAGAATTCTCAACTTGCGGGTCGAAGTCAGCAAATCGTGCGTTTGAGCCGCTGAACATGGTGTCAGAGGTGATCATCGCGCCTTCAACCCACGCTCCGGAAGAGTTGAATGAACCCGAAGCGTTGCCTGAAGCACCGGCATCATAGGTGAGATCAACGGACTGTGCAGAACCTGTCACTCGAGAGTAACCTGCACCCACAAGATCGTACATGCCGCCAGCTGCGAGAGAACCGGATTGGACACCCTTGCCACGTGGATTGTTGTAGATCGATTGACCCCTCTCATAGACCGAAGTAGAATCTGATCCTGGTACGCCCACGTTTGTGCCGTAGGTGTAATCCAGATAGAAGATGAGTCCTGAGGGAAGGCTCATCGGTTGAATCGACACGAGCTCATTGGCAACGAGGCCACCGAACACGCGGCGGACGATCGGGAAGGCGATGTTTGAGAAGCCTTGGATCTGACCGCTGCTTGAAAGATTGCCGCCCCCTGAAGACAGAGCTGAGCTCTCCTTAAGGACTTGCGCTGCTTGATTCTCGAGAAGCTGTGCCATCGTCTCACGTCGTGCGCCGTCGAGGCCACGGAGGAGACCTGTGCGGCTCCACTTCTCTGTTAAGCGGGCCCGCTCTGCACCGATGTGCTTGTCGCGGATACCCTGTGCTAATTGATCTAAGCTAAAATACTTCATTTTGAATAAACTCCTAAAAAAATCTAAAGTTGGTTAAAAAGTTCACATCACTTAATGATGCCCGCGAGCTTCGCCCAACGATCGGCTTCAAAGCCTTCGTTAAGCGCTGATGCTGTCGCTGCGGGACGCACGGGGCGCGATGAAGAGCCAATGACACCACGTGCAGTAGATTCGGTCACAGTGCGACCGGACGAACCGCCCTGGAGGGCTTTCACCAAGCTCTCGTAGACAAGCTTTGCCTCGCGAACATTCTGTGCCTCATCGAGACGCTCAATCACCTCTGCCTTTTGGCGCTTGGTGAGCGACTCATTCTGGAGCAGTTTATTCGTGAAGAGTAGCTTTGCGTTGAACAGATTTACTTCTGCCAACTTCTCGCGGAGTGTGGTCTCCGCCAACCTTGTGGATCCACCATTATTTGATGATCCATTGCGGAAAATTGCTTCTGCAAGCATTCCCTGTAACTTTTCTGTGCGACGCACGGACTCATTGAACCGCTTGGCATAGTAGACATAAGCCTCTTGCATCTTCTTGGCTTGCTGCTTCTTCTGCTGAGCTTCTTTCTGCTTCTGCTGAGCCTGCTTCTGCTTCTGCTGGGCTTCTTTCTGCTTCTGCTGGGCTTCTTTCTGCTTGCCTTGCTTCTGCTTCTGTTGGGCTTCCTGTTGCTTTTTCTGAGCCTCTTGCTTCTGCTTCTGCGCTTCTTTCTGCTTCTGCTGGGCTTCCTGCTGCTTTTTCTGATTGTGCTTCTTGGCTTGATGTGCCTTCTGCTTGGCTTCGAACTGTAGACGAGCCTCTGCAGCTAAGCGGCGCTTAAGAGATTCTTGCTGCTTCTGAGCTTGCTTTTTATCTTCAGCTTCATCTTGCTGATCAACCTCATCTTGCTGATCAACCTCATCTTGCTGATCAACCTCATCTTGCTGATCAACCTCATCTTGCTGCTTACCTTGCTTCTTTTGTTGAGCCTGCTTCTGCTTCTGCTGGGCTTCTTTCTGCTGATCAACCTCATCTTGCTGCTTACCTTGCTTCTTTTGTTGAGCCTGCTTCTGCTTCTGCTGGGCTTCTTTCTGCTTATCAGCTTCATAAGCTTGCATCATCTCATCCATCTCATCTGTCTCGTCCATCTCATCTGTCTCGTCCATCTCATCCATCTCATCTGTCTCATCCATCTCATCTGTCTCATCTGTCTCATCCATCTCATCTGTCTCGTCCTTATGATCAGCCTCAGAGAGGTCAAGCTCAAGGGGGTCACCGAGATCTTCATCTTCAAAATCATCAGTAACATCGCCAGGGCCGTCGCCCCATGCAGCAGGCTCTGTTTCTTCACGAAGTGATCTCATGCGAGAAATCTCTCTACGAAGCATGTTTTCATCAATCTCAACGACAACATCACCCTTTAACCATCGTGTTTCCATTTTTTCTTCCTCTTCTTCAGATTCTTCAGATTCTTCAGATTCTTCTTCATCACCACCGAGGTCGAGATCATCTTCATCCTCTTCTGATCCTTCATCCTCTTCTGATCCTTCATCCTCGTCACCCTCAAGTCCGGCAACAAGTTCAATTTCAACGTCGTCAGGTTCAACCTCGTCTGGCAAGCCCTTGAGAGTTAAAGTAATGTCTTCTTCGTTAAGTGAAAATTTCTTTTTCATATTCGTTTCCTGCTCCATGAGATTTTTCAAGGTTTTGTGGCTTTCAACCAGACTTTTTATTAAAAGTTGTTTAGTAGAAGAATTCTTTGTATTCTTCAATGCTGAATACATATCTTCTACTTCAGAAATTGTTGAAACAAGACCTATTAGATAGCTCTTTGTTTCTCTTAAAACTGAGCTTGCCTTAGCATAATTCTTGACTTTTATCTCAATTCGTCTAACGGCAGATTCAGCTTTTACAGCTTGCATTTTAGACAAAGGAACAAAAGTATCAACTGCGTCTTCGTCGTCCATGCTAAGTTCCATCTCATCATCAGGTCCAGTTAGAACGCTGAGATCGAGTGTAAGTTTTCCTTCTTCGTCGGGCATAGAAATTGCTGCAGCAGCTTCAGGATCCACGCGGGGCATCGACATCATCGCTCCAGCAGGATCACTCTCGGGCATGTCGTCAAGAAGAAGATCATCGACTTCATCTTCATTGTCTTTTGCTTCACCTAAAAGTTGATTCTCTATGAGATCTTTTATTCTAGGCGTCACGGCTTCTAGAATAGCTCTCTTGGCATTATCTTCAGCTATTTCTTTTAGCTTCTTGACATCTGCTAGGGCTTCTTCATACAGTTGCTTACTCATTTGAATCCTTTCAAATTACCGATATCATGTGTCAATAACTAATTATTCATCAAACTAGCAAATTACAACAAATACAGAAAATCTGACGACAATTTACGTCTTTGTACTTGATCCTTTAGTTAAATTACTGCCAATGGAAGTAGCTCCTACAACAGCACTAGAAATATGAGGAGAAACTGTGCCTAATGCGAATTTATCATTTATGTTTGTAATATCAATAAAAGAAGCCTTATAATCTTTTGGTAAAATTTGACTAGATTTTTTTGCTTCATCTGCAGTTAACGCTGCATGCGTCAAATTTACTGTTCCATTACCAGAATTGCCAGGAGATCTTAAGTCTGGTATGTACGCATTTGCAGGTGGATTTTTTAGTTCTTTAAAAGTATGACCGTTGGCGTCAGGCTTTCCTTGCGTGTCAGGTGCATTAAAAAAATATTTTAAAGATTCATTCTCTACTTTTGCTATCTCACTACCATTTGAAATTGAAATATTGTATCTTTTGATTAATATATTTGCAAGAGCCTGCCCAGTGGTTGCTGCCGAGTCGGGCGAGGGTGAAGCCGGGGAGTCGGGAGCATAAAATTTTCCAGAAAATCCTGCTATCTCAGTCATAACATTGTTGTTAAACTGTTTGTTAAGACGTTGGTTCTTAATTGAATCGGCGCCGTACGTGAGTGCGCCGTCATAATCAGTGTATCTGCCTTTTCCTGGTGAAGTCATAATAGTGTACTATTAACCTCCGCTAGTAGCTTTAGACTTGCCCATAACTAGCGCTACGTTAACTGGCATTGCACCTAAAGCCGCTGATGTAGTACTGGGCGACTGCGTGCCTAAATTTACAGAATTTTGAGTCAGCAATGTTTTAGGAATGATATAATTTGGTTTATAGCCTGAAGCACCAATGGCACTTATTACAGCAACTGTTGCTTTAGGAAATAAATTCACTGTATCGTTAGCACTTGCACCGGGAGAAGAAATATCAGGCATGTATGGGTTAGAGGGATCTCCGGGACGCGAGGTTTGTGTTGCTGCTAAATCTACCGCATTGCTAAAATTTAACTTGACACCTGCAGGAAACATAGACATGTCCCCTGTACCTACCGCAAGGGCAGAAACACTACCGGACACTAAACTTTTCTCAGAATCTTTCGACGGCGTATTGCCGAAAAAATCTCCACCTGCTGCTATAGAAAATTTATTGAATCTTTCATAACTTTTAGTGTAGCGAGCAACGCTATCTTTAGAAATATTTGTGTTCGCCGGCGTGTAATTTGTGTATCTGCCGCTGCCAGGATTTGACATAAAATTCTTTTAAATTAACCCCCTAAAGTACCCTTCGACTTACCCATCACTAAATCTTTAAGTATGGGTGAGCTGCCGAGATCAGGAGCTGTCAAATGGGGTGATTGAACACCTAACGAATCTGAATCTTGACTAAGTGTAGAAGATGGTTCACTAAATGCAGGTTTAAGTGCTGTCGTGTCCAGCTTTCCATTTCCAGTTTTTGCACTAGCATTTACGTTAATGCTGCCATCTATTGCACCGGGAGATGAAATATCAGGCACATAAGGATTGCCAGGATCGCCAGCTCTACTTAAAGATGTTTCTGATAATTTGGGTGAATCAGCGTATGCCATGCTGACGCCCGTAGGAAACATCTGAGAATCTCCTACGCCTCCTTCTAAAATGGCTACTGCATTTGCAACTAGATCAGCCTGAAAGTCGCCTTTACCTGATGCAGCTTTGCCATTAAACAATTCTAATCTTTTGTTGTATGCAGCTGCGCTATTTGTGCTGAGTGGGGTATAATTTGTGTATCTTCCTGATCCTGGGCCTGGCATTGTCTTGTTCCTTTTTCTTAAACTATGTGTAAATCAACCGCGTAACCAAGTCTTCTTAATCTCATTTATCTTTTGAAGGCGCCTGCGAAGACGTGACTCTTCTATCTTAAGAGCCTTCATGAAATCAATTGAAAGCTCATGTGACTTGTCAGAACCGAGCTCATCTGCATCAAGCTCTTCTGTATCTTTAGCTCTATCTTCAGTCGACTCCATGTCACCGAACTTAGCAACTTCTTCTTCAATAATCTGCTTGAGTAATCTGCTTGTTAGTTTCATTTTTAACCTCTTGTACGGCGTCTCTTTTTAAATATTCATCAAAAAAAAATTAATCATTTTTTTGGCACATCAGCAAAAGCTAGATTAGCCCACTTGGAAGCAGCCTCTTCACCAAACAGATCTTCAGGTGCAGCAGAGGCAACAATTTTTTCTGCAGCGCCCATTGGTGCAGGTGTAAATTTACCTGGTGTGTCCGATTCTAGCATTGACGGCAGGCTCTTAGCAGCTGTATCAGCTAGTATAGAAGCCATCATCTGATTGCCCCCGGACTCTAATTTAATTGCTTCTCTTAGGGCAGTAGAAGGCATTCTCATTCTATCAGCAGATTTTCTTGAAACTTCAGAAGAATGAATGGATTTTTTAAGCGAGACAGACTGTGACTCTCGTCTAGACTCATTGACTGCAGGTAGCGCAGAACCCACGCCCTCCGTTAGAATTTCTACAAGACATTCTTTAACAATTTGCTTCAGTTCATTTTTTGTTAATTTCATAAGATTTAAAATTATCAATATTTAATCACGTCTTTAGACTAAGAATATCATTCAAGACTCTATCGATTCTGTCAGATTTGTTAAAAGCATTCTTAAGTTCATTTGGATTGATTGACTTACCCTCAGGAAGCATAAAAGCTCCAGGCGTAGAAGGCTCAGATACAAAGTCCCAACAGATGAGTTGAAAATCATCCTGAACTACGTGATAATCACCTTGCTTCTTTGTAGAACCCACGCCTCTTGACGATATGCCTAATTTAACACCTGACTCAATGAGTGACTGGAGAATTTTGCCTGACGGCGTATCCAAAATTTCGACTGTGCCAAAAACTACCTGCTTATCAATGTAAGCTTCTTTGACCAAATGCGAAGCATTTTTAAGATTAACAACAGAAGAATCTGGGTGGTCTAATTCTCCTAAAGCTCTGTTCTCAACAATAAATTTTTGATAGTTTCTAATCTCTCTCTCAAGAATATCCATGGGATAAATTCTACCATTCTGATTAAGCGTGTCTGCCTTCTGTAAGATGCCTTTCATCATCACCTTGCCGTTGTTCTTCTCGCGAGATTCTTTTATCATCTCGGGTGTGTAGTTGAATACTTCGTAAGTATTTAATAATTTTAGATCGGTAGACATGGTCACTCCTTTGAGTCAAGCTCTATTCTGAGCTTAGAATAAATCATAAACTTTGTGATTAATGAGTCATTGATAACTTCAAAATTTTCATTCATTAATTCTTGCTTTGTTTCTAAAAGTTTTGTCTTTAGATGTGGCAAATCTTTAATTTCTTCTAGATAAGAATTAATTCTCTCTGAAAGATCTTCTCTTACTTCTTCTAGCTTAATCTTTAAATATGAATAATCGTTGGAAGCAGAAGAAAGTGCGTATGCCTTAATGATGTCTTTTTGTTGTTCATTGAGACTACCTGCATATTTTTCATTTAACTTTTTTGTCATAACAGACATCAAAAGACGAGAAGTACCAGGTGTTTCTTCAGGCAGCGTGTGCTCAGAGAGATCCTGCTTAGAAGAAAGCAGCCATTGCATTAGCTGATCTTCGTATTCTGCAACTTTGGTGATATCTGCATCATCAGATCGCCATTCATTAATGAGTTGTTGAATCGTAGCACACATTCTGTATTCATTAATTTGCTGATCATAAAAAGATCCGTCATTATTAATCGTGTGGTTGATGTTTCGAATAAGCAAAGATTTTTCTCTATCCAAGGAATTTAAATCTATGCTTATTGCAGCATCTTTTGCTTCTTTAAGAATTCTAGATGCCACCTGAGGAGAAGACACTGTGGTTTTCATTAATGAGTTGAGCAATCTAAACTCTTTGTATAGCGTTGTGCCCTTCTTAAAATGTCTTCTCAAAATCTTTAAGGCAGACGATGATTTCTTCTTATCGTCATCGACCAACGACTTTGAGATACAAGAAACTAGAAATTCATACAACAAAATTGAATTTCTTTTTTTATTATGATTTTTGCTACTTCTCATCACAGTATCTCCTCTTCGTCTTTGTCAAACTCCTGCTCCTCTACTTCTATCGATAGTTCCTCAGATAAAATATTGTTTTCTCTAGGCATTTTATTTTGGAAAGCGGATGTTGATGCCATCTTTTTTAAGGCAGACATGACATCAGCGCCTATTCGAGTTCTCATTTCTTTTAGCGGATTTGAAGCAAGTGATTTAATAAACTTGCTGTCAAATGGATCTGTCATTGCCAAATCTTTAGCATCAAGAGATGATGCCCAGTCAGGCATGTGTAATTTTGCCGACCCTGTGTGTCTAATTCTAGCTCTATTATGACGAATTTTATCTATTTGCCGCTGCGCTTTAACAGGCATTTCAATGTCTTTTAATTTAAATTTGATGCTAATGTCTTCATCGTTATCATCTGGATTGTCTGCTGAAAGAAGAAGATCACCTGTTTCGTTTTCTGCAGCATCGTCGCCGGCGAAGAGATCTCCTCCTTCTTCGCCAGATTCCTCGCTGTCGCCCTCAGATTCGCCTTCAGATTCTTCTCCCCCAGATTCCTCCTCAGGTTCTTCCTCAGGCTTTGCGTTTTCAATCTCTGCATCAATCAATTTCTCTTTCAAGCGTTGCTCATCAATGTCTCTGCATTCTTCTTCGCTTAGCGCCCAAATGTGTTTTCTGATAAATTCTTTGCTCATTTGACCTTCAGGTGCAGACCCTGCAATTTCAAACTTAGACCTCCACAGCTCAAGTTTTTGCTGTTGTGCTATCGTCGACGGGTTGGGTAATCTTAAAACAAAATTCTGCAAATCTTCATCATCAAAACCATGAGAATAGAGGTGAATGATGGCTAACTTGTTGAGCTCAGCGATAATAGTTTTTTGGATAACAGCAATTGTGCGTGAAAATCTAATGTCTTCTTGCGCAAGTGTAGCCTTAGAGCTAAGTGCTTCGTCATAGCCCAAATAAGCTTTTGGTATCTTAAGCGCTGAAAATAGCTTCTTTTGAATGTAGGCGACATCTTCGACTGCAGCTGCATTAGTTCCGCCTGCGAGTGTGTCTATCTTGGTTCCTGACTCACCGCCACGCACGGGGATAAAATAATCTTCGTCGACAGACAAGGGATTGTAACGAAGATCAACTCTGCCAGTTGAACGATCAACAACTTGACTCGACCTTAAATTTTTTCGCTGTTCCTCAACATACATCGGTACGTTTTCAGGGGGAATGTTTGCTACGTCAATATAAAACACGCGGCGTTCAGGCGCACGGACGACTCTGTAAACCAGCATTGCATCTTCGATTAGAATCAACTGCCGCCAAATTCGACGAGCTGCTTCAATGATAGAAGAACCGTAGGGTAAAAATGAATCATTGCCTAGAAGTCTGAAGTGTATTATTTCCCAATTCTCTAAAGATTTATTTCCCATCGTGACCCATCTGTATCTGACAGCCATTGGATCGTCGGGATCATAATTTTCTTCTCTTATGATCTCATTGACAGGTATTGGAAAAACATTAATCACACCGTGATCTGGAGATACGTCACAATAAAGGAAGAAATCGCCATACTTGACTAAGTTTCTGGCCCATGAGCGAAGATTAAATTCAACGTTCAAGATGTCGTAGAAGAGCTCTTCTAAAATTTCCTTTATCTTCTCATTCTCTGAATAGACATGTAACACTCTGCCCTTTTCATCTTGGGCACAAGTTTCATCTGCATATATGTCTAGCGCGCTCGCGATCTCAGGCGTGTTGTGTGAGATGACTGTGTCTGTAGCGAAGTTTTTGTATCCGTCAACGGTCAAATCAAACAGAGGAATAACGCCGTGATATTCGACAGAGACAACTTTAAGATTCTCGTAATTCTGAGAGAACTCTGCGTAGTCCTTAAAGCCATTTTCAGAAAGTCGCTTAGACAGAACTGTGTCAGTCGTGTTCAAAGCGTCGACTAGCTGCTTCTTTGACATGCCCTTAAAAAATAACGAACAAATTCTGTCAAATGTAACAGCCTTATTATATCTTGAATTATTCTTACTGCTATTGCACCATCCTGCATCGTGCCAGTCA